CCGAAGTTAATTGATATGTACCTATTCCGGGGGTGCTACCGTTAGTCCCGACTTGAAACCAACGGATTTGATAATCGTATGCTTTATCGGATCCAGATCCTGCAAATAAATGAGCTAAAGCTACTCCCATCCCGGATACAATTTGATTTGTATCTGAAAAATGGAGTTCTTTCCTACCATCTGCGTAGTGCTTCCAAACTTCTAATTCCCCTGTAGGGCTATAAATTTCTCTGTTTCTCATACTAATGTATATATTTCACTTAATCACAAGAAGAATATTCTCCATATTATGGTTAAATTGGAGTAATTCCTTAAACCTGCGTCAGAGCCGTTATCTTGAATCGCCACTATATTTTTATTAAATGTCTTTTTACTAAATAATCTGTAATCTAAAACATTGAGGTATGGGTGGAATGCGTAAGGAGGAGTTCTACCCGAAGCCAACATGGATTTTAAATTTAATCCCCATAAGCCCATTTGGGTAATACCCCCGTAATGATTTGCAGCTAAAGCGTCAGATCCACTAACAGTTATTTGATAAATAATTTCTCCAGTTGAAGAAAATGAATTTGTTGATGATGTAACTAATCCACTTAGAGGATTAGTTGAACTTGTGGTAGTAACAAACCCATATATATCCATTGAAGATACCGTATTAAAATTACTACTAACGCTCACAGCAGAAGCTATGGTTACTCTCCCCCCCGCATTATTTAAATATCCAAGAGTAAAAGTACTGCCCGATCTCCTAGGCCATGCGCCTGATCTAATAAAAGCTCTTGCGATTATAGTGCCAGCAGCACTAGCTCCATATTCATTTAAATTTACATTTTGTCCAAAAACTTCAATAGCAGATAAACCGGAAACCCCTGTTACATCATTATATTGACCAGACGGGATATATGCTAATTTATAATCTAAGGGATCTGGGTCGTCGGGCAAAAATAGAAACGGCACATGAGAAGAAACTGTTAGTGAACTATTTGTCAAAGTTCCAATTCTCGACGCGCCAGCCTCACCAGAGGCAAAAGCATCAGCCCCATGTGCATTGTACAAATAACCAGACGCGGCTTTTCCAAAAGAAACTGCACGCACAGTAAAGTTAGAAGAATCATAGATTGCAGATGCACTTGAGATAGCAGAACCTTCCACAGGAAGGGCCATTAAATCACAAATCATCTCGCCTGCACCGTCCACAATTAAATTATGAGACTCCTCAACCAATTCCTGTTGGGGAGTTCCATAATTTTTATATATTTCTACTATACCTCTCATCTGTATATGTCTATGCTTGTGTATTGATTAAATCCAGCAGATTTGGTTTGAGGACCCCAATCTGGGTGGTGTCTATAGTTTATTCTACTACCGCCTGATGTTTCAAATATTCCACTAGTAATTGATGCTTGTCTTGATGCCCTTGCAGACGCTACATCCACAAAATATCTGTAAGAAGTAAGTAATTCAGTTGGTTCAAATTCAGAAACATAATCATTAAGTGTAGTATCTTTCATGCCAACATAATCAAGGACAACATAGCTATTGTTTGTTTCATCTGGAAGCATGAACACTTCTATAGTATATCCTTGATTAGATCTGTGAACTTGTTTACCTGATACTCCATAATAGTTTGGAATACAAATGGGAGGGTTTAAAGTGTTTACTTTAACAGTAAAATCTTTAAATACTTCTGAAACTAAGTTATCTATGTTTACTTTAGTTATCGCACTCGTGTTAAATACCTGATCAATACACGGAATAGACGATGTTAATATTGTGTTTGGAATGGTTTGGACTGGGTACGCATTGAAATGGGACAACTCCTCTACTTTTTGTAAATTTAAATCAGAAACAGGAGTTATTACCCAATCAAAGTTTTTATTATAAGACCAAACATACCCACCCTCAGGATCTGTGTGAATCCACATACCCACTGCCGCCCCACCTATAAACCCACCGGATTCCTTACCCGCAAAATACCTTACAGTAATATCAAATTCATGTTCTGGTATTAAGAAGTTGGGAGTTCCATAATTTTTTAAACTAAATCTAAGTCTAGGTAATCCAAAGAAGCTAGCCGACTTAAGTTTAATTAATGGGTTACCATATGAAAAATTATCTTGAGCTGTTCGAGAATCGCTGGTATTTAAATTGTAAACTGTAAATGAGTTTGATTCAGAGTCCCCAGAAGTTTGAACAAATTCAATTCCACTTAATATGTGGGGATTTCGGAATTCGTATTTTTGTATGTACAATGAGTTTGTTGTGCTGGCGACATATGTCCCTGAAGGGCCTCCTAAAGGGCTTAAAATTCCACTACCTTGCCCAGAGTTAATTAGCTTAGGGGAAGACAGAGAAGAAGTTATAAGTGAATAAGTTGTTGCTGCGGATCCTGATTTATCAAAGAACCCATTGAACAACAACGGCCCATATGTGTGAGAGATTATATTTGGACCTCCAGACAAATCTAATATTTCTTCACTTAAATCATGTCCACTAAAATAAGTTACATAGTCTTTGTAAGACCTATGGACACCCATTCCGAATCCAAAATCAAAAAACTCTTGTATCGAACTAGGCCCTCCGCTAGCGTTTGATAGATTTCTAGCGATGTCGGAATAATATGCAGACGCATCATAAGCACTTGCAGCAGATTCATTTTGAATATCTTCGTATGCTTGCCCGTATGCGCGGGAGACTATCTTGCTATGAATTAATCCAATGATCGGGTCACAATCCCCCCGAGTTGAATATTTAGAACAAGCAGGCAATTCATAAGTTATTCCGCGACATGGGAAGGTATTGCTTGTTGTAACCCCATTTATAACTGAAGAGGATCTCAAATCCTCACATCGAGTGTAAACTTGTGGTAATGAAGAATAGTACGGGATAGAAACAAACTTACCTGCTGATGGGATATATCCCAAGGGCATGTAATTATTGTAGTTTTGGACAGTAGATGGTGCAAGATAAGGTGGCATGTTAAATCCATCTCGATAATACCAACCTTCCTTGGGTAAAAGATTTTTATGGCTACGGCGACGAACTGAAGTTCTTTTTAAATTCGATAATGGAACGGTGGATGTAAATACAAAGTCTTCAAGTGTATCCACATCAGTTCTTTTAAAGACTCGACCTAAAGAACTCATGTTCATCCCTGAAAATTCAAATCCACCAATTGCCCCAGAAACAAACACATCATCAATAGCAAAGACTGCATCTTCACAAACTAGCTCATTGTATCCAACAGAGTCAAAATCAGTAACAGTTAAATCAAAATTAGGTATCGCGTGCGCGGGTACGAACAATTCTAAAATTCTTCCAATTGATTTTAACCCCGTGTACGATCCAATTTGAAGGACATCAACATTTACATCGAATGTAGAAGACGAAACATCAAAACTAAAGTGAGACGATTTCCCGTTCCACATTGGTAAAAATTTATATTTACTTTGATTTAAAGTTCCTAGGATTTCGTTATAATTTGGTGGAGTTTGGTATTGTTTTGTAAAAAATAAGAATCCATTTCGAGAAGATTCTCTAGTGGATAGTAGCACATTTTCATCTATGTATGTGTACAACTGATCCGCAAAAGCTCGTCTGACCCCTAAACAAACCAATCTATCGTAGATATAATCTAGCAATCCACGAGTTACAGTGCAGTATTTGTAATACTTTTCATATTCCCAAGGCGGGATATTGGTTATCCTATCTCTATATTTGAATACAAAGTCCTCATCATTTATACGGAATGGGGAATCCCCAATATAGAAATTATCCGGGAATAAAGATACAGCCCTTCTTAGAATATCATCTACAACAAACCGAATATTAGTATCCATGTTTGTTTCAGAGTATTCCGTAATACCGAGAGCGTCTGCTACGGATCTTGTCCAAATATCGAAATTATCGAAAGCTGATGTTTCAGTATTCAACGCATAGTAAATCAAGTTAGGAATATAAGATTCCCAAAGTTCTTCTATCTTAGAAGACATGAAAGAATTTTGTTGATAACTATCTCCGAATAAAGTCTTGGTTACTACATCAAGAGCAGTTTTAGTACCTTTTGCCTTGTACACTTCAACTGCACTTTTTAATTGAGTACGCCAGCGTTCAGGATTTGGTCCAATTAATTCCCAGCCGATTAATTCTGCTAAATATGGTAAATATTGTTCTGGGCAATCATCAATACTTTTAAGTAAAAGCAAATTACTTACTTGGTCGTTTATATCAAACATACCAAAGGAAATTGCTTTTAAAAGTCTATGAAACACACCAGAAGACTCCAGCGTTTCTAGATAAGAACTTGTTGAAAGATAATCGTCAAACGCATTTTGAACTCTGTAGTCCTTAGAGTCTGTTTGTAATGGAGAATAAATTACATCAATCAGGGTTTCTAATTTTTCCAGAGGAAGAGTGCCCGATGTATACTTATCAGATCCTGAAGTGAATCCAGTTGGAATAAAGTTTTGGAACAAAGAACATACAGAAGTATTTCTCCAAATATGGTTTTGTAATCCTTTTATTCCATCATTCAAATAAATAGTATCACCATAGAAAGTCTTGTTTACTAGAATATCTCTTACATATGATGACGGTTGATACGCAAGACCTGCTGGACCAGATAAATTCAAGAAATACAACCACGACATATTTTCTATCAAATAATCGTGAGCTTCGTCTTGTGTCAATAATCCAAACAAATAATTAGGTTTATTCAATTGAATGTTTGGTAATAAAGTGCTAGTAATATATGCGTTAAACTCTCCGCTAGTAGTAAAATCTTTTAGTCTTTTGTTAAGAGGTTTTAATATTAATCTTTCAAAATCAAATGCGTCTAATTTTAATATATTATTTTGTTTTACAAAATATGACGCTATTCCAGAAAATGATCTTAGTGCTGAACCTTCTGTAGTTCCTGATATGTTAAAAATAGTATTAAAATTTTTGGCAATGTCTATGTGGGAATTTATTAATCTATCAAGTGGTGATATTTGTTTCCCAAAGGTTGCGACATCATCATCCAGATAAAGATCTGGTGTAAGCATCTCTAATACTTCAACATAATTTCGTTTGAAGTATTTTTGATTTGAAGCTATGTCGTTAAAGTTTGTCATCAGACTGTCACTATATTAATTGTATAATTGTTCAGTTGGATTATTTCATTGAAATCCACTGTAACATCCGTATCTAAATTATCAACAGTTGCATACCGTACTTCAGGTATGGTAAATATAGAACGATTGAGGTCTGCGAGAACTAGTGTTTTGCCAAAATCAAAGTTGTTGACATTGAAGAAGTTTGTTATTCTTCTTCTAACTTTACCTTTTATCAACTCTTCTTTTGCAGATAAATTCTTATCTATTCTTACCGTCACCACTAAATCCAAAGTTCTTATCAACCCGTCCACCACAATTATCTCGTCTGTAAGCATTTTTTTAGGTTGCATCGCAGCAAGCAAGTCACTCTTAAATGGAATAGTAGCTTGTTGTAATTGAAGGGGGGAGGCTATCTGTAAGAGGTAGATATCTAAGATATTAGCTGAACTATAAGCGTCCCGAACTACAGCACGAGCTTTTCCTGTAGCTCCGGTTTGGCTTACGAATGCGTTTGCAAAAGTAGAATAATCCTCGGCTGTGACCAATCTATCTTGCCGTTTGAATGTTAGAGGGGCATACCGTTTGGCATGTTCTACTGTCTCAGAATCCTGACCTCCTGTTGCAAGTGTAACATTTTCCAAAGTCCCCGTGTCAGAACCAATAATCAATTGGGTATTAATAATTTCCGAATTTATGTTACCTCTAGTGCCACCTCCAACTCTGTATGCTATTGTGTATTCCGCATCTGCGGGAGGAGATTTACTTACAATACCGTCTCCGAAAACTACAGTTGCACCATAGGAATCGTCATACACAATTTCATACAATCGTTCACCGCCACCGGAAGCAAAGAATAGATTGTCCACTTGAGTCCAAGCACCAGAGGCAGCAGCGTCATTTGAAGTGATATAAACCTCTACACTCTTCTCAACAACCGGAGATGTGGTCAATGCCACTCTTTTTATTAAATCTGTAGAATTAAATGCCCCAGTTTGAATAACTAATGCGCCTTCTAGCAAAGCTAAATTTGTCCAGACTGTGCTGGCAGTATTTTCGGATTCTCCAGTAGTTAGATCAATAGATGCATCTGAACTAATTGGAGATAAAGCTCCACCGGGTTCTGTTTTGTACAAAGTAAAATTAAGAGGACCCCCATCTTCTGGGGACGCTATTGAAACGACCCTCTGGGATGGGGTTATATTTAATGGTGCGTTAGTAACTGCTGAATTAAAAGACAATCTTGCATTTGCGACCGAAGAAATAGGCCCTTTCATTCTAACCCCAACAAGCTCCATCAATTTTTTTACATTGTTTCTATTTTTTGCAGTTGATAGGAACGATTCATTTGCAAGCATATCAGCTTTCATGGACATGACTGCTCCCATGTAAGCTACTAGTTCAATCAACATCATGCCGAGATCAGACTCAGAAAAATTTTGATAATCTAAAGGATATGTTGCTTTGATATAATTTACAAGGGCAGTTCTTAAAGTTAAAAAATCCGTAGCGGCATAATCAATCGTATCCCCGCGCTTAGACTCAGGAATATTTACTAACTTTAAAAAGTCTGATTGTACGGTTCCGTTAAATGCCATGTTATCCTATCTCCACATTCACATCTAGGGTTTGCTGGTTAAGCTCTTCAACTTGCACAGTTAAATTTATGTAAAGACCTTGCAGTCCTTCCATGCTTATGCTCTGACTTGGGTATACTCGCAAACTAACTACTTTAACTCCCGGAGCATATTTATTAATTGCAAGAAGAATATCGTCTCGTATGTTTTGAACAGTAAATTTATCTAATGGCTCAAATAAAAAATACTTTAAATTAGTGCCAAAATCTGGGAGCATAACTCGCTCACCTTTTGTGGTTAGTAGTAATTGTCTTAAATTATTTCTAACCAGAGTAACACCAGATTCTTTTGAAAAGTAACCCCGTTTAGGATTAGCAACCAATGGGTAAGAGAATCCATAGATTTTTTTAGTAGTGGAAACTACATCCTTCTGGATCGCTTTTGAAACTGGTCTTCCGTAAAAATTAGTCGCCATTATAAGTCAATGTTCTTGAAGAACCCTTTCTGCCCATCAAAATTAGTCTTAGTCTCACTAGTAGTTAGGGCTTTTGAGTAAAATTTAACACTTCCTAAATGGCCGTTTAACCCGCTTCTGAGTCCTGAATCTAAATTCATAAACCCTCCTGCGTTTTTATTTCCATCAGAATAACCCCCACCTAAAATCCACGGTGTGAAGTAATCATTAAGTTTTGGTCCATTTATATGGAATGGCGATCCGGTAGACGAGAACGAATATTCAAAACTATTAGATTGTTTAAATGATGGTATTCCCGGAGCTGTGTATGGAGGGACACCAAATACATCGGACAAGGCAGATGTAGCCACTAATTCACCATCGACGGCTATCCTAACTTGGTTTAACTGTGGATCAACTGCGACACTAAAATGCATAAATTCTGAGTTTACAGAACTTACATATTTTCCACTAGCTAACTGCTTGGATATAGGAATGGCGCACTTTAATACTTCATAACCAGACGCACAACCATTTATGCTTGCTTTATTTATAAACGCAATATCTGATGCGTTAATTGACCTAGTAGGAGCTATATAAAAAATTCCACCAGATGCTGGATTTGAGCTATTTGTAGCGTTAGGCGCAAGGCTAGATGTAAGTTGGCGATCTCTAGTGAACCCAATTAACATTCCTTTGGTAACTGTGCTATTGTTGGAATAACCTACTTGAGTTGGATCCAATGATTCATTTAATCCACCTGTGTTTTCACAGCCTAGGATAATTCGATGCATGGTGGATGTTCCATACCCTGTTGTTGGATTAATATCCCCAGTAACAACTCTAGAAATTCCGGGGGTGTAAACCCAAGACTCAAAAGTAAATCCTTTGGGGCTGTAAGTCCAATCTTGAAATTCCCTAGTGTCAGGCATTATTGCAAAAGAACCAATTCCATTAATACTTGTAGCGGTTGAATAAGTTGCAATTCCATTGAATCGAGGTATTGCTAGTCCTTTGCTAAATACTGAAGATGGCGTGTTAGCAATTAATTGAGCATTATTGTAATTATTGCTACTTGCACAATTCAATACATTGTACTTGTCAGACCCTATAGTGGTAACTTCTCCATCCAAGAAGTTGTAGATTGCAAAAAGACCATCCTTAACAATTACATCAGTGAGTGACAATATGGATGCTTGCGATCCATTTGAATCTGGATCATAAACAATTGCACCTGCTCCAACAGATGGAACAACTAAATGATTCATAGTAACCACAGATTCAGCCTCAGGTGCGGTCACGAACTTGGGTTTGAGGGGTAGTACGACTCCTGATACTTCTGCTTGACGCAAAACTAATTTCTTTTGATTCTCATATGCTACGGCTAAGTTAAGGTCTTTTAAGTATGAAAAATCATTGATTGGGACTTCTCCCTTTTTGAAGAAGGCTCCTTTTCCAAACAAATATGGTGCTTTGATAGCGACTTCAATTTGTTTTTTACGCCTATTAATCTTTGAGTCATACATGGCAGCAGTAGAATACAAAGATTGTCTCAAATTATTTACAACGGCAACGCCTTCGTATGTTTCAGCTATTCCGACTTGCGCTGACAAATCATAAATGTGTTTTGTTTTTTGATTTCTTAGAATGCAATAAAAATGATCTGCGTCATATTGCTCCATCATATCCGCAGAGTTGTCTATTACATTTAAATCAAAAATAGTATCGACATAATCATTGATTGATTTTAAAGAAACCCCAAACCCTTTTCCTCCCAAGTTTGCATCTTGTTCAAACTTATATTTTTCTTCAGGGAGAACGATACCGCTTACTGTAGGAAGCCCACCGGATTGCGAATCATAATACAAACCATCAACAGACAATAGGAATTGCCCCTTTTTGGATTTGGGTGGGCCAAAAACTAATCTAAATATTGGATCTGTCGGAGCGGATGAGAGATCCTTCGCAGTAAGGAACCCTGTACCCGAAACCAAATCTGAATTGATAAATACTGGCTCTAGTGTTGGATCGGCAAGCCTTGCTGCCATTACATTTCTTGCGTTTTGCAAAGCTTCGTCGGCCTCTGCTATGAAAGCCAAAGATGATTGGACTTCTGCTATCTCAACTGCATACTGAGTCTCCACATAGTTGGGATCTAATTGTTTTGCTTTTAATGCAGATGGCCCTTTTTGCAAATCTAGGAACTGCTTATAAGTGTTTACGCAATCAATTACCCCGTTCACCACCTGCGCTGCACCTAAATAATTGGCGTAAAGCTCAGTTCCAAACTGTGTAGCATACCCTACTGCATCAGCAATTGCGCCAACTTCTTTTCCTAAACTAAACGCATCCTTATCTGAACCGTTTCTGCTGAAATCCGAAGTAAATCTAAAAGTTCCATTTTCTGTATCAATTTCAAAGATTCCGTTTTGTTGTAGAATCTTCTTTTTTATACTGGCTATGTGGGAAGACGCTCTATCTCGACCTTGTTGGATTTTTTCTGAAATACCCAAAACAGCATTGCTGGGTAGTAGTGCTAATGCAGCACTTTTTCCAATATCTAATAAGCATTGTGGAACTCCAAATGCTGTAGCTAGGGAGTCTACCGGGCTTGCACCCTCCCCAAATACCTTTGCTGCTGTTTGTAGGTCAAAATAAACCATATTAATTTAAATAAATTCTATTCCCACTTATATTTATGTCACCATCCGCAGAATTGATAAAAACGCCTTGTTCACCATTGATAACAACTGTTCCCCTTGCGTTCATTTGAATATCTCCACCCTCACCCCCAGCAGTTAAATTTATCTGTTGGTTGTCGCCTTGAGCTTGGATATTAATATCATTGTGCGTTGATACAATGTTTATATTTCCAGCAAGTGGATCGCTTCTACCAACCCCATTCGCGCCCGTGGATGTGTTTACTATATTTAATACTCTACCATCAATAACCTGAATATCCATTGATGCATTTCTGGAAGTTATATTTATATTTCCAGTACACTCCATGGTTATTGCATCAGACCCCCCTTCCCCTTCGCAAAAATTCTCAGTTAAAGTAACTTTGGCAGATCCAGTTGAGTTCCTAACTATGACCGATCCTATGCTATCATTTAACTCAACTTTCATGCCGTTGGACGATTCCAACATTACTTTTTTATTTTCCTCTATAGGGGAATACGAATCAGATAAAACTAATTTATTGCCTTTGGGGGAACTAAAAATATATTTTTGAGGAACCACACCTCTAGCTTTATACGGATCTAAAAATGGATCAACAACCCCTTCGCCAGTTATTTTACCCTCCGATAAGGAATCACCGACACTTGGTTCCATGACTGATCCCATGAAATACCAATCGTTTTTATTGTTAGGTTTACAAATTAAAACTTGTGTTCCAACCTCTGGAATAGCCATGAAGCCTTTATTGTTTTGAGTTATGTAAGGGGACACATATCTAACTTCTACGCCGTGTGGGTATTGTTCAAATGTAACTATAAAAGTACCTGTTTTAAACAAATCTACATTATCTCGAACATCAGCTAATACTATTTCCATATTCACTCCTCTGCCTCTTTAACTTCTATGGGTTCTGTAGACTTCTTACCTATTGGCATCATAGGCTTTGGCATTTGGATTCTAATATCTTTTGTAATATGGAATGTAGAATAAGCTTCTCCTTTTCCTATTGAATGTTCGTACCCATAAATCACCCACAGCCCGTTAAGCACATCGCTAATGGAATTGGTTTTATTGATTCCTAATATTGAAGATTCTCTCACAAAAAGCAATGCGGGGTTGATAGATCCAACACTATTGGACAGGTGGAAGAAAGGTAAAGTTCGAATGGTTCCTCGATATGCTAATTGAGACATTTCTTCCAACATAGTTAAAAAATGTACAGTCGGATTTTCTTTTTTCCACCATTCTAAGTTTTTAACTAAAGTTTTGTCTCCAGACAAAGCCATTAAGGATGCAAAAACTGCTTCGATATCTTCTTCCGAAGTTTCAGCAAATAAGGATAACTCTTTTGCAGCCTTGATTCCTGTGTAGCTTAACCCTTTGGTCCCATCTGGTTTTATCACTGTGAAGTTTTTTATAATATTAGAAACATGGAATTTGTCCAATTCTAACAAAGCATTAAAGCCTTCATCCGTTTTATTTACTGTGCCCCTAGACCCTCGATGGAGTTTAGTTGTTTCATAAACTATTTTATTTAATATATTAAAATAGTAATGATTAACATCCATGTCAAGATCCAAAACATTTGGATCTTGAACCCCAAATTTAAATACTGGGATATTAGCTTGTTCTAGTCTTTGCTGATCTACGACATCAAATGCAAATTGTGACTTCGGTAAAGAGTATGAATTAAAGCAATTATCTTGTTTAGCTATTTGGAAATATTTGTTCGCTATTTGGAAGTATTCATCCGAAGCAAATTTTTTGTCTCTATATGCAAAAAGATAATTATAATTAAAATAAATATTTGTTGGATCTTCTGCTTTTTTACTTTTTTCAATCTCCGCCAAAGTTGCCTCGTCACCGCCAAAACCAAACTTGAACAATCCTATTTTTTCTAGTTTTATCTTACCATAAAAAAACCTATCAATCATGGTTTTATCACCATAAATTAAAATTGGTTTTTCTGGATCTATGTCTAGAATTTCTTGCCGTCTTCCTGAAAGCTCACCTAAACGAATCTTTTGTCTAATATCAAAGTTGGACTCGATCTCTTGTCTTCTTGCTCTTTCCTCTGCCCCGTGTTTGTCGCAATATTCTTTAAAATCTTTTATGAAATCAACATTATTTTCAATCATGAATACAGGTTTAATAACTTGCAAACCAGTAGATAGCCCAGCAGTAACAATCTTCAAAGGATCCATGAAAGTTTGTCCCGGTTTTTTGACTAAACTAATTTGCAAATTTTTTGCAGTTCTTGCTGCATCTGTAACCCGCTCAACGACTTTTGCGTTTGCATCAGGAGTTCCATTTGGTGAAATTAATGTTGTATCGCTATAAGTAATTATTTTGTCACCCGATGTAATTTCAGATGTTATGTCAAAACCTAAATCTTTTAGAATTTTAGGCACTACATACAATCTCCTCTTGCTAATAGCCTGCTCTTTCCCACTAGGCAGTTTAACATATATTGGAGCATTTCCATACAAGTTAGAATTAAACCTATATTCCCTGTTATAACTGTCTTCCAATGGTTTCATCAATAAGTTTATATCGGGGAACAATACCACTATGTTTGCTTTGTTAGCAGTGGCTTTTTTTAAATAATCTTTTATACATTCCGATATTGCATAATGATAATCATAAACACCCTCTTCTCCGGGGGAACTTCCAGTTGAGTTTAGTTGACTCACTCTACTAGCTTGAGCTTTTTCTTCTCTATCTTTCTGTTCTTTGGTTGCATTAAGTAGTGGAACATCATCTGATCCCCCATAAAAAAAATCTGTAAAGTTTACTGGGTCTTGTGTTATGGTAGTAATCAAAGGGGATTGTCCAAAAATTTGTATATCTCTACCTAATTCAAATCGTGATGAATCAATAGGAGTTAATCCCGGAAACTCCGAATCCACGGTAAAAAGAACAGTGACGGTTCTAAATCCAGTTTCAGCAGAAAATCCAATTTTTGCACCCGTCATAGTACAAAGGAAAGGCCCAGCCCAATTGTCTAGGTTATCACCACATCCATACGATATGTAAAAATTTGCCAAGCCTTTTGGGTTTTGTAATCTAGCTAACCGTGCCTGAATTTCTGTAATATATTGCTGTCTTTTAGCCTCAAATTCATTTACTAATTTTTGATACTCCAATTCCCCTCGTTCTTTTATTTGTTCTGGTGTTTCATCCTCTTCCCCGGGAGCGACTATATTGAAATTTCTTTTGTTTCTTTTTTCATTGCTTAAATTATATAAATCGTTTTCAATTGTCCCGTCAACTAATGCCACGGCCCCCATGTTTTTCCAGAAATCGGGGTCATTCTCATTTTGATGATCTAATATATTTTGTAATCTAGCTATTTCTTCTTCAGTATCAGTAGCGTCAAACAGGTTTCCACTCTTAGGAGCTAATAATTGCTTTAATGAGTTTGCAATGTAATTTTGTTCAAAAACTCTACCGGGGTCTAAAAGTTCTAAAGTGATAGTAAAATTGTCAGTCTCACTTCCTTCTTTTTGTTGAAAAGAATAAGCATGGGCTAACTTTATAAAATTATCTGAGATATTATTAAATAGTACATAGTCTTTCGCGGCACCCAAATATGATGAAAAGGAACCTTGCTTTATCGCCTTTTTTAAACCAGAAAAAACTTTTTTGTCAAAGGCAATTAGAATATTGAATGTGGGGATTGGTTTAGTCATAATTTAGGAATTAAAATTCTGTCGCCTACATTTAATTGTTCAAAAGGGTCTGAAATATTATTTGCTAGCATTATTAGCCACCAGTAACCCGGAGAATTGTAGAATAATTCTGATATTGCGTCCGGTCTATGTTGATATCCGTTTGGGATATATCCAATATCAAAATCATAAATTCTGTTCATGTATTTAACCAGCAGGTCATTTGCTGGGTGACCAACCGAAGTATTGGTTTTAACCCCTCGATGGTCCATAAGCACTTGACCTACCGCATATCTAGTTCTATCTGTGTTAACACTAATCATAATCTTCTACTCTTGTAATCTGTTCCTATATCCAATCTAATCGGATCAATTGTATTGATGTTCCCTACCATGGCTTCCCATCCAACACTATTGTCTCTCTTAGATATTTGTTTTACATCAAACTCTCCGAAATCACCAACTCTGATTTCTTGTAAATTTATTTCAAAGGATATCACGCGAGGCAACAAAGTTTTTAGATCATATCCATGGTTTTTATCATAATCTATTTTGTAATCTAAAGCTACACAAGGAACATCCTGATACATTATACCATGATTTAATCTTATTATTGGGGGTCCATTTGTCGGATTTTTTGCATTGTTTAGGATGGATACTCTAACCAAATTTACCCAATACATGATAAGATCAATAGCTTTAGTAATCTGAGGTCTTAAGTTATCCGCAGCCCGTCTGACTTCTGTTACTCCTTTATCCACAACAGGACGAGGTGGGTTAAAAAAATCTTCTGGAGAGGTTCTTAACGGTGGAGCAAAAAAATCTTCTGGAGAGGTTCGTACAGGTTCATAATCACGATTTAAATCTAAAAAATACCTGTCATGATCTTCTGCTTTTCCAAGTAAAGCTTCTATTTTAGGATCATTAGAATCCCCAAAACTTTTTGTAAATTCTTTTCTAAGTTCTTCTTTGCTCTTGAATGGTGTACTTCTGTTCATGTACATAGTGTCACCATAAGCCAAAATGTGAGGAAGAGTCATCTTAAAGTTTATGGAAAAGACTCTTGATTCTGCACCAGTGAAAGACATCAAAGTTGAGTTTCTTCCAACTGGCTGATACTTGGCATGTATGGCTTTTCTTGATTCCCTTATTTCTGGATCTTCGTAGAAAAGCAAATATCTGACATGGGGAGATTCTTTGCCTGATTCATAAAATTCAAATCTTAAGTAAGATCTTTCTTCTAATTTCCTATTGAAGTAAGAATCAGGAGGAACCTTGTTATAAACAGAGACTGTAGCTTTTGCTGATTCGACTATGCTTTGTTTTATAAATGCATTACCGAATCCTTGTTGTGGTATTGCCATGATTATCTCCTAACTCCTGCGGGGATTGGAGCCTGACCCCTGTTTGTATTGTTTTGTACAACTCCAATCAACATTCTTAGTAAATCTACTTGTTGTTCCTGTAAACCAAGAGCTTCCGCAGAGTTAGTATTACCTAACTGAATGCTTCTAAGGGTATCATCTAAACTCTTAGATTGTAATTGTAAGTAATCGTTGGTTTTGTAGTTTAAAGCTTCTTGTGCCGAACGACTTAGCCTATCTCGTTCTTCAGCCAACCTTTTGCGTTCTTCTGCTGCTGCCTGTTTCTTAGCTTCATCACCTTGATCATCCTTAGATGTTTCTTCATCACTGAAGAAGTTTAATATTTCAGGTAAGAAAGTCATGAGCAATGATACTAGTATTCCTATAGGCCCCAAGAATCTTCCAACAAACCCTAGTAATCGAGAAAACATGCCGAGTCCTCTGCCCACCATAGAAATTGCACTACCTATGCCCCCTATAGATTTACCTAAAGCTCTAAGATAAATTGAATTGCTGCGGAGGCTCGTAGCCATTGTCCCCATCGACCTAACAAGCGATCCAACAATGATTTGACTTCCAACAAATAAAAGAGTCTTTACTAAAATGCCAATGTGTTCTACTAAAAATGGAACTACTTTACTTGCTAAATCTTGTAAATAAGTAGTGGCTTGATTAAGCGCATTCTCTAAATTTTTAAACGGATCTTCCGCCTTCGCGCCTTCAATTCCCGGTTTCTCTAGAGGGGTCATCTTTGAAAGTTGTTCAATCGTAGTAACAAAATCTTTTCCTCCAAAGTAATCACCTAACCTTTGCAACGCAACAGTTTGGCTACCCATGCCCCCAAGAGTTCCTCGCATGATATCTATCTGGGGCTTCATCGTAGCGACAACAGACATCAAAGCTTGTTGAATTTCTTCTTGCGTTGCCGTCTGACTTGTAAGGACATCAATTTCATCTTGCAAACCAAACTGCAAAGCTCTACCAAAGAAATCAGGATTCATCAACTGATCCGTCAATCGTTTGAATGGATCTCCAGCACCTGCACCGAATTTTCCTTCCAAGCTGGCTATTGCAAGGCTAAACTCTTTTGTGACCCCAAAGAATGCCAAATCCAAATTATCAGCCAAGTCAGCCATCGCCCCAATCAACTTGTCTGTTGACATTTTAAAGGTGTCACGCATGCGTGCAAGTCTTACAGACATGTCGGAAAGTTCTGCGTTATTCGCACCGCCAGTAACTACTAATCTTCTAAAGGTTTGTTGAAGAATTCTAGAATCCCCGCCTGCGGCCCTAGTTTGCAAACTTAACAACCTGACTTGTTCATTGTTTATGGATAGTCCAGCATCCAACATTTCCAAGGCATTGGTAAGTTCTTCATTTCTACCAGAAAGTTTACCTAGTTCTGGTCCCAAAGAGTCCGCTACTGAAGCAATGGTTGCGCCTTGTCTAGTAGCTTCCTTGGAAATAGAATCGGCCTGTTTTATGAAGTTGGACATGGTGCCAACTAAATCAGTTAAGTTATTCGCTCCAATTAAACTACCTAAGACATCCCCAGCACCTTCCATCAAAACTCTTAAATCAGGGGGTGGTGCGCGTCGCGCCCGAGGAGGTGGTGGTGGGGGAGGGGGAGGGGGTGGGGGCGGTGGCGGAGGAGGTGGAGGTGGAGGCATCCCCATTTTTTTAGTTAAGGCTAGGATAGAAGTGTTTAATTTTTGTAAATTTTTATTATTAGTATTTAAAGTTTTATTATTTAAAGTTAGAGCCTTAACCATCCCGGAAATTCCGTTAGGCCCTTTAAGTGCATTAGCGATTGTATCTAACGGATTTTTACCAGAAGCCATTATTCTTCAACCTCATCTTCTTCTGCGGATGGCAATTTTTTTATATCTATCTGGACTTGTACCAAATCACTTATTTTAGATAGATTGTATGTTCTAAAACTACCAGTGCCAAAAATAGCTCTAAGTCCTCTGTGGACTGTCGTATAACTAGCACTTCGTCTATTTTTATATAGGGTTTTCAATACCTGAGCACTTATTTGCGGTGCTGTAGTTGTGAGTTTAAAACAAGCAACCAATAAATTCCCCTGTCCACTCAAAAATATTCCGTTTCCTCTTTTAACTTTAACTACGAAAACGAACAGTCTGCTACCCCCAGAATAAGTAAAAGATAATACATCCCCCGGAGAAATAAACCCAGCACTTCTAGGAATAAGAGAAATTTGATCTTGATTTATGTCTTGTAAATAATCTTTTCCTTTTTCGTATAAATTTTCGTACTTATTCATGTATAATCCTTTAGGTGTATTATGAGCGAAAACATAGATGAAAATATAGTGGACTTTTTAGATTTAATAAATTTTACTTTATCAAACCAGTTTGAGGAAAGATGGAGACATAGATTCAGTTCTTCCTTTATAAAACTATTCCAATTAAAATTATTGGAAAGTATGGACAACCAAAAACCAATAAAACAGTCTACCTTATTTACCTACTTAACAAAAAGATGTAAGTATTCTGAGGAAGAGGTAACTAATTTTTTTAAAGCCATAGAAATTGACCTGTACGACCCTATCATTCAGTATGACCGGAAAGCACAATCTAAACAGACCTGACTACGAGAGATTAATTTATCTAAACATGCCAAAATCACCCGTTCCTGACTATTACGGGTGTGTTTCATTTTTTGTAGTCTTTGGCGTGTTATTTTATTTACTTATTAAGTTTATTTTCTTTTATTGAGTTCTTAGCTTCCTCAATTCTACACTTGACATCCTCTGCGCTGTGGAATTCGGTACACTTATCCTTGTACCCGCACCAATTGCAGAACTCGTTTTTTCTAGGTGAGAAATCTTCTTTTTTCTTTTTTCGGATGTCCCAGATGTCCTTTTTAACTTCATTTACATATTTGTGAATTTGCCCCGGCAGGTATTGAACAAACACAAAATTATTAGTCAGGGGATAGTAGTGGGCTGCAATGACCTTGTTGACAGGAATCTTGAAATGCTCTGATACCGCATAGGTGTATGCTTTCAATTGGTCATTGTTGAATAACTCTAACTTAGTTTTCTCATCCGCGCTAGTCTTGTAGTCAATAATTAAGTAGTTACCTTGCTTTGATTTTATAACACGGTCAATGACTACTCGCTGATCCGTGCCCTCTATCAGCCCTACCTTAAAATCTAACTCGGTTCCTATCGTTTCCTCTAGTGTTGCGTTAAACCTGAGGAAGTTCTTGAGGCATATAAAAACCTTCTTCTCGTAGCTATCATTGAAGGTATAGTTCTGACGCTGTTCCTCAGCGATCTTAACTAGCTCATCGTAGGT